AACCCGCCGAAGCGGGTTCCTGACTATTGGGTTACAAGGTGGTCAACCCCGTGGAGGTCAAGCGGCTAGCTTGAGGTCTCCATAAAATGCGTCATCATTTGCATTTATAGATTTTGCTTGATTTACAGTCATCGCCTACTGTGCTGTCCACTCTGTTACTCTTTGCCCTGTCGAAACTGTGTCACCCCCATCAGAAACATATTCTGTCGCCGTTTTTGCTACGCTGGCAACGACCAAGACCTCAAAGAATATGCTTTTGGTGGAGGTGCCGGGCTCTGCCCCCGGGTCCAGAACACTTTTCTCTCGGTTTCATACAGCAATAATCTTTCTACCTTTAGTATAACCTAAAGATAAAAACTTGTCAAGTTCTTCTTTACTTATTTTTTTATTTCCTTGCTCCCGATGATAAATCCAACAAGTGCCAAATTGAGAATTTTTCTCTCCTTTTCCCCTACCTGTTTGTTTCCAAGTTTCCTTCTTTTTTGAGATTGCTTCAGGGCTATTTGCCTTTTTGTTTATTTTTCTTAAATGCTCAGGATCTCTGGTCCAATCGTATTGCTTTTGCCACTCGGGATCTTTGAATGGGTTTGTATCTCTTCTTGCACTTTTGATTCCGCCTTGGCTACTGCTTTTTCTCTTTTGCTCTGGATTTGAGTTTACATGATACCAAGAGCCTGTGCCACCTGTTTTCATATTATAGGTGTCTGGACGCTTTACAAAATCTTCGTTCACTATTTCTGCTTCTAAGCTATACATTTCCTCTGGGCTTTTGCAAATCTTGATGTATTCTCTTTTGAAGTTTTCTTTACCGTATTTTTTAATAGCGGAACGAATTTGAGTTCCGCTACCCAAATAGTCATCATTGAGGTCTTCTGTAATATGAAGACCTACATAGATTTTTCCATTGATCAGATTTGTTGTTTTGTAGACTGTATAGAACATACAGTTATTTAGTTCGATTCGTGAATCGAACCCCCGTCCAACGAGCCTTCGCTTGGAAGGAATTACAACAATTCTTCTATGCCGTATTTATTGGATATTGATTCCTGCTGACATCCTTTTCCAATAATCGGTATGAAAAGTATAGAACTTCTGGAGATCACTGATTGGAACTTCCAAAGGAGCACAGTAATCTACTGCGTAAGCATCTCTCACTATCTTGGCACGTGATGCTCTTGCAAAAATATTGTAAAATTCTTGTATTCTCGCAGGATCATACTTGGCCGGTGTTAGAATATGATGCCCTACATTCATATCTGCAAAGGCTTGTGGAAATCCTTGATTTATCAACGGCACATAACCATTGACCACCTTGGTACCAGTGATTCCCAATATACTGACCACTTTGTCCGTGGAACGATTTTCTTTGGACCATTGTTCAGCTTCGGAAATGAATCCGATATGCAAATCAGTCTGACCACTTACCATGCTGACCATACTATCGCTAGTGGATTTGAATGGAATGATCTCCATAGCCGGATATTTCTTTTGTAACTGTAATGCGGCCAAATGAGTCGTGACTCCTAATCCACTGATTCCCACCGTGATTCTTTTGCCTTGGGCTACTTCATTCCATGAACGATATTTAGAGCTGGTTACCGCCATAGGAGCCATGCAATGTACAAACTGCTCTTTGAATGCAGCAAGATCATAGCTTTCATTGGGATAAACATTGGGCCGCACAAAGAACGCTGTTGAATGCGCGAGCAACACATTCGAATTGTTTAGGGCATAGTTTGAAGCGATGGCACCACCTGCACCTGGTTTGCCATCCAACACAAAAGTATACCGATCTTGTATGCGATTGGCTTCAATGGTCAAAGTCCTGTGATAGTTGGCCACAGAATCATTTGGCGAAAAAGCATACATGATAGTTATCGTTTCTCGGGCGATCGCTGTGGTTGATAGCGATGCTAACAAAATGATTAATAGTTTTTTCATGGAATCTCCGTTGAATAATCGCTATTATATAGTATGCAAAACCCACAGTCAACAAAAAGCCCACCGAATAGTGGGCTGTTTGCAATCCCTGTTGGGGAGATTAGAAGCTGAAGCCAACTCCAACACCGTAAGCATTTTCACGGATGTCTTGGTAGCTCTTGCTCACGTTCAAACGGATATCAACACCTTTGCTAACTGGGATGCTGTAGGTACCAAAAGCCACAGTCTGCTTAGTTTCTGTGCTGGCAGTGGTGCCGACGCGAGTCTTGAGACCAGCCAATACAAAACCAGGACCAACTTTCATGCCAGTTGTGGCACCCAACAAACCGTACTGGTAGTCAGCGTTCTTTACACCGTTGTAGCCGTTGTCGAAGCCCACACCCACGAATGGGGTGATGGCACCAATGGCCTTGCCGGCAGTGACTTCAATGCTGTTGGCCATGCCGCTTTCGTTCCAGACCTGGGTGCGAGCTTGTGCGCCCAGTTGGAAGCCAGCTACGTCCTTGCCCACACGGAGGTAGTGAGCATTGCTCATGTTACGGTTCTTCATATCACGAACATGATCGATATCCAAGTTAGCGTAGTCAACTGCGCTGGCTGCGCCACTTACTAATGCGATCACTGCTGCTAATACGATTTTTTTCATTTGAAATTTTCCTTTAAGAATAGACTTGCGTCTGTGGTTAGTATTTATGCTATTTGCGGCTCACCGCAGCAAACATAGTGCTATTGTAGTAGAAATGATACAGGGTGTCAAGCAAATTGGACCCGGATACTCTAAATCGGCGTAGTTAATCCTGTAGTGAAATCACCAGCCACCCCAAGCGCCCAAGATCTTCGCGTATCTCATCAGTGACTCGACTTTCGGGAACGTAATGCTTTCGGGCCATGTATTCTTCACCCTCTTTGGCATCGTAAGTGGCCAGCAGTCCTATGCCTGAGCAATACCAGTCCATGTAGTCGCCTTGATCGCGCAGTTCAGCCACAAGGCTGCCGGCACCGCGCCAGCTCACTGACCACGTTTCATCTTTGAGCATGGGCCATACCTCATGCTTTTGGAAATCATTGTTGCACATGGCCGCATAGAGATTCTGCGCATAACCTTCACTGGCTCGCACCTTGGCCACAAACCAATCCGCGGCCAGCATGTCATCAAACATGTCGGGATCGCTCATTTCAATATGTTGCTGTATTTGCGAAGTTTTTCTATCTTGTGCTGCGCAGCCTGTTCCATGTTGGCTTCATTGACCACGCCCTGCTGTACTAGCAATCCCACCATGGCCAGGAAATCACCCAGTTCCAGTTCCAATTTGGCCCTGTGGCTCATGCCGTCACGGTGGTTGCTGTCCAGTCCAAAGCGGAAACACTTGCTGATTTCTTGTATGACTTCAGCGGCTTCTTCTTGTGTGATGACCAATGTTTCTCTTGTGCGTTCGTCCATGATATTCCAAAATTTGGTGGGTCCACTAGGAATTGAACCTAGACTCCTAGAATTATGAGTTCTCCGCTTTACCATTAAGCTATGGACCCTATGCTACATTATAACTGATTTGTGTCACAAAGTCAACTGTAAAACTCCAGGAATCTTTCCAAATCACCATAGAGCTTGGCCAACATGGCCTCCCGGCTACCAAAGAACATGACCTTGCGTGGTATGCGTTTTTCGAAATGTATGTAGTAGGGCATCTGCAATTTGCGATCCATGCGCAACACGATTTTCTGTTGGAACTTGGCAGGGTCGGGTATGTCTACTTCATAGCGTTCGATATCAAGGTCCATGACCAAGGCAGCATATCCTTCATTGGTCAATCTCAACCCACCAGACTTGCGTATATTGATCCACCAAGTGAGCCTGGCAGTTTCTTCTGTGATGCGTCGGTTCTCAGGTAGTTGTTCTACCAGGATCCGTGTGAGTTCGTATTTGTCACGCACATCAAGGATATACTTGTTGGCCTTGCTGCAATAGCACCACAGTGAATCGGTCGGTCTTGAACTGTGTGTTCAGCTTCTTGGCCAAGTTACGAGCATGGCCTGGATTACTGAAACTGACCTTCTTGTATTTGGGTCCTGGATATTGTACCAGCATGTTGGATGTCTTGAGATTGATAGGCTTGCTGTCATAGAACACAGCCCATACGCCTTCAGAGGCCAACACTTGTTCGGTCTTGTATGTGGTCTTGTTGGTTACTTCAACCAACACTGTGGGTTTTGGTCTGCTCATGGATATCGTCCTACATTTATTTATGCCAAAATATATGTAGATTTAGAAGGCAGCACCATTGACTTCCACAGTTATGACTTCTTGTTGTTGCTTTTGTGCTGCTGCTGTGCGCAGTTCTGTGAGTTCCAGCAACAGTCTTGTGAGATCCGCATGCATGGCTCGGGCATCGGTCATGCTCATCACAAAGTCCTTGGCACCACGGCTTTCGTTGCCTTGCACCCGATCTACAAAACGCTGTAGGTGCAAGCTCATCGCAGGAACCTTTCAAGTTCAGGTGGTTGCCAACCTTGGGGCTTCAAGACTTTACCATCTTCACGTTTGCGTACTTTGCCAGTTTCGGCATCGATCTTGGCAAAGTTAGTGCGCATGACTTCGTTCCATGCCCCTTCACCGTCTGCTCCCAGACTGTGTATAGCACCAATGGTCACTACTAGAATATCAATCAGAGCATCAAGATCATCTTGTTTGGTCTTGCTGGCTATTAATTCATTGAACTCTTCAGAGATGAGATTGCAATATAACTGATATTGGGGTTCGTTGAACTTGCCTACGCTTTGATCGCAGGCTTGCATAAACTTCTCTTGATCTTGAAATGGGTTGGTCATTGTGAGGCCTCCTGTTCAGTGTGGAATGGGCCTACGTATTCATAGCGTTGCAGGGTGATCAGTTTGGGATCACGCACCACCTGCCATGTTGTATTACGACGCACTCGATACCATCCAGCTGCAAACCAGCTCTTGCTTTTGCGTGTCTTAGTGTACAAGGGTAATTTGTATTTCACGTTCCAGATACCATTGTAGGCCCGGCCTGCGGCTTGATATCCATGCACCGTTAAACGGCTTTGGGTTTTGATATTCACCGCAGGCATGAACTGTATGGGCAAACGACTTTCCAGCATCTTCATGGTCTTGAATTGTGCGATACTGTCCTTGATGCGCACTTGATAACCACCACCGCCTACTGCTTCCACATTGCCAATCTTTTGTTCGTTTTGTTGCAGGATCCAGAACTGACCCTTGATAACAGGTTTAGCTACGATCATTCAAAACTCCTTTGTAGGTCTCGTTTAGCCAGCGACCAAACTGGTCTGCACTTTCGCTGCACTTGATCAAATTGTGCCGACCACAAAAACGCATAAAATGCACTCCCACCTGGCCCACGTCCTTGTGGCTCTTTTGTTCCAGAATAGCAGCATCTACCTTTTGTTTTACTTCCTCGGGCTGCGCAGTAAGATCCACCAG